CCACTAAGACAATCTGGGGCGGTTCAGAATTCGGTTCTAACAAGTATAAGCAGTTCCCTGTTTGGTCAGGCCGTGAAGGTCGAGGCTCTAAGGGATGGTTTATCTATCCAACGCTTCGCAAGATTCAACCGCAGATCGTGGCTAGATGGACAGAATCATTCGATAAGATTTTGAAGGAGTGGACATAATGGCAACAGGTACAAGAGCATTAACGCTCAAGCTGCTCGCCGATGTCGATAACTTCACTAAGAACCTCGACAAGGCAGATAAAGATGTTGCTACTTTCGGGGATAAAGTCTCAGACTTCGGCAAGAAGGCCGGATTAGCCTTTGCAGCAGCCGGCGCAGCAGCCGTTGCCTATGCAGGCAAGTTGGCTATCGATGGCGTTAAGTCAGCCATTGCCGATGCAGCAGCCCAAGAAAAGTTAGCCCTTACTCTTAAGAATGTAACTGGCGCTACTGATGACCAGATAGCCGCTACAGAAGATTACATAACCAAGACATCCTTAGCCTTTGGTGTTACCGATGATGACCTCAGACCATCCCTAGAACGCCTTGCAAGGGCTACTGGAGATGTCGAGAAGGCTCAGAAGCTTCAGACTGTAGCCATCGATGTTGCAGCAGGTTCAGGCAAGTCTCTCGAGGCCGTTACTAATGCGATGGCTAAGGCAGCCGAAGGCAATACAGCCGCGCTCTCTAAGTTAGGCATTGGACTTACATCCGCTCAGCTGAAGACTATGAGCATGGATCAGATTACCGCTCAATTAGCCAATACTTTCGAGAACCAGGCATCTACCAAGGCAGATACATTCCAAGGCAAGTTAACACGCCTTCAAATTGCCTTTGATGAAGGTAAAGAGACCGTAGGCGCTTACATTCTTGATGCCATTACTCCAATGGTTAATATCATCGTTAAGCAAGTTATCCCGGCAATTCAAGACTTTACTTCTAACCTTGGCGAGAAGCTTCAGCCAGTAATGAAGGTTATCCAGCCAGTCATTAACGGCCTACGATCTGCCTTTAATTCAGTTCAAGAAGCACTAACTCGTAACAATGATGAACTTCAGCCTTTCTATGGCTTCATGAAGGCTATCTATAACTTTGCTAAGGACTTCTTAGCACCTGTTATTGGCGAGACTCTAGGTCTAGCCTTCAAGGCTCTAGGCAAGATTCTTTCAACAATCATTGACCAGTTCGCTAACTTCGTTGATAACATTACAAAGATTTACAACACTATTAAGGGCATCATCGATGCTATCAAGGGTGCAGGTTCAGCCGTAGGCAATTTCTTCTCAGGGGCTTCATATAGTGGCGCTACAACCCCATCGGCTCCAGTAGCTCCATCTATGCCAACTCCTGCTCCAACAGTTCCACGCTATATCGCAGCAAGTGCCGGAACAACTAACATCACCGTTAACGGCGCAATCGATAGCGAGTCAACCGCTCGCCAGATCGTAACTATTCTTAATGACTCCTCAGCTCGAGGAACCCTAGGCGGGGGCTTAATCTACGCATGACCGCCTGGACTCCGACCTATAAGATTCAGGTAGATGGCTATGAAGTAACCGATGTTACCGTTGCCAATCTAACAGTAACTTCTGGGCGTACCGATATTAACCAGCAGCCAGTTGCAGGCTATTGCCAGTTGCAGTTAATCAACTTTGATAACAGTTCTTATGACTTTACAGTAGGCACTAGCCTTTCAGTTCAAGTAACCGATTCAAGCGATGCCTTCGTGCCAATCTTCGGTGGCTATATCTCAGACTTTACTATCGCAGTTAACCGAGCCGGTGATCTTGGATATACAACAACCGCGACTATTACCGCCTTGGGCGCATTGGCTAAACTACCGAAGATTATTGATAACGGAATTCTCTCTCAAGATTATGATGGAGACCAGATTTACAGCCTTCTATCTGGCTACCTTCTAGGCCAATGGAATGAAGTCCCAGCAGCTGAAACATGGGCTTCATATAACCCTACTGAGACTTGGGCTAATGCCGTAAATATCGGTCTAGGAGATATTGACCAACCAGGCGATTATGAACTTATTGCACGATCATCTAACAAGACCGACCTTTATTCACTTTGCACAGATATTGCTAATTCGGCCTTTGGCGTTCTCTATGAAGATGCTAACGGCAATATTGGCTATGCAGACCAGACTCATCGACAGGACTATTTAGCGGCTAACGGCTACACGACCCTAGATGCTAATAATGCCAATGGACTTGGATTAGCTGCGACCACTCGCGCTGGAGACCTTCGCAACTACTTCAACATCATTTACGATAACAATGGCAACCAGTCCTATGTCGCTCAGGACACTACTAGCCAATCTATTTATGGCACTTATGGCGAATCCTATTTATCTCGCATTAAGAATACTTCAGATGCTGAAGCACTAGCAGATCGTTACATCGAGCTTCGAGCCAACCCTTACCCTAAATTCCAGAGCATTACCTTTGTTCTTGGAAACCCTGAAATTGACGATGCTGATAGAGATGCACTTATCAATATCTTCTTAGGTCAACCAGTCTGGATTCAGAATCTACCGCCTAATATCACCGGCGGTTCATTCCAGGGTTATATTGAAGGCTGGACATTTAGAGCAACCCTCAATAACCTGAGCGTGACTTTCAATGCTTCTCCAATAAGTTTCTCCCAAGTTGCGGTAAAATGGGAACAGGTAAATGCAGCGGAGACATGGAACACAATTAACACCAGCCTAACCTGGCTAGATGCGATAGGAGTAGTAGCGTAATGGCAACAACAACCACGAACTTTGGGTGGGATATCCCTCAGTCGACAGACCTTGTAAAGGATGGCGCTACCGCTATTGCTGCACTCGGCCAAGATATCGACACAGCTCTAGTCGACCTTAAAGGCGGCACTACAGGACAAGTATTAGCCAAGGCATCTAACACAGACCTCGATTACTCATGGGTTACTCAAGACGATGCAAACGCTATTCAGAACGCTATTGTCGATGCCAAGGGTGATCTCATCACAGCTACAGCAGCAGACACTCCAGCGCGCTTAGGAGTAGGCACAAACGGTTATGTTCTAACAGCAGATTCAGCTGAATCAACTGGCCTAAAGTGGGCTGCTCCATCAGGCGGAACTCCAACATTTTCTGGAGTTCGAGTATTTAAGTCAGGCGCTCAATCAATCTCAAACTCTACTGTTACCGACCTAACTTTCGATTCTGAGTCTTTTGATACAGATGCGTTCCACAGCACCAGCACCAATACAGATCGTTTAACTGTTCCAACTGGCAAGGCTGGAAAGTATCTTGTAATCGCAAAGATGAGCTTTGCTGGTGGCGTAAACGGCATCCGTCAAGTATATGTTTATAAAAATACAACTGTTGCAGACCTTGTTACATGGCAAAATACATCCAACTCAGATGCAGATATGTGCCTAAGCACGATCGTAGATTTGTCAGTTGGCGATTATGTAAAGATGGCAGTATGGCAAAACAATGGTGGAAGCCTAAACGCTAACTGGACAACCAGCGCGACAGTTTTCTCAATGGAATACTTAGGAGCATAATGTACGAGACAATAATTGCAGCTTATCCTGAATTAACAGATATGGACTTCTTACCTAATAAGGGTTCTATTTTGCTCAAGGATGACGGAGACGGAATTGTCTATATTGCATCTTGGGAATACAGCAAGCCAATTCCTAAAGGTCTTAAATTAGGCAAGTGACTCCTAAACTTTGCAAAGCTGGACAGCAGTTAAGAGAGCAGTTCGATGATACTTTTCCAGACCGAGATAGAACCTCGGATGGATGGATCGCAGATGCTCGTCATGTCGCAGCTGGTAAGTCTGACCATATTCCAAGCATTGATAGCAAAACAGTTAGGGCTATCGATGTTGACCGGGATGTATCTGGTAAGGCAAAACCCGACCTCATGCCTGACATTGCTGACCAGATTCGACTCTGCGCCAAGGCCGGAGATAAGAGAATCTCTTACATCATCTTCAACGGGCGCATCGCATCGCCTCGCTTGGGCTGGCGTTGGAGAAAGTATTCAGGATCTAATCCGCATAACCATCATTGCCATATT